ACTATCTCAATAATGTTAAGGTGAGTCCTGACGCGGCATATGATGTCCGTGTCAAGCATTCATCTATATTGAGTTACGAGTGTAGAACTCGTAGGAACGTCGCTCGGGTCCTTGGTATGGAAGTTACCTCTATTCCGGATACTTTAACCGGATATAGGGCATCTATCCTCGGAGCACTTCTAGCTCAGAGGATAGACAATACTCGGTCTGGGTCATTCCGACCCAGATCCTAAATTATTTCCAACTAGGAGACGACCAATGTTAGCCGATCCAGTGACCATTGCAGCCAGTTCACCGTTCCCCAGCCTTGTCTTTGCTATTAGCAATTACAAAGGAAGCGGAACGGAGCGGATTGATACTGGTGGTAACGGTTTTACCGTTCTCACCAATCATACTCCGCTTAAGGGTGGGGGTCTCAAGCATTACCTTCAAATCGTAATGTCTGGGACAGCCCCCAATCCTTACTCTGGATTGACGCAGAAAATTGTTGCTTCTGCGTCTATGACCATCGTGAGACCCGCCTTTGGCTATACCGACGCACAAATGGTGGCGTTGGCAAAGCTTCTGTCGGACTATCGCGATGATTCTGAAGTCACTACTGCTCGACTGCTTCAGCGTCAGGCATGAGACACTTAGCCACCGGGTTTAACCGGCGGAGTATGACTTACTCCGTCTTCTAACGGAGTAGGGCATATGTTACTAAGCTATCATCTGCAGCTGTTGCTGTCGTGGACCATTCGTATCGTACTTTTGTTTTCAATCGGGGCCATCTACATGATGACTTCCGGTTGTTCTCATAAGTATGATATAACTGGTACCAGCTCGGGAGTCTTTACCAAAGACCCTCCGGCAGCGGACTCAACGACCATCAAGTAATTTTCTGCTTGATGGCCGGCTAGCTTGGACTAGGAATCGCTAACTCCATAGGAGCCACGATGAAAAGTCCTATAGCTCTCCTGAGGAACCTCCTATTTGACTTTAGGAGGTTACACCCTGGTGTGAAAGGCCTTGATCGTGATTTTGTCACGATCAAGCAAAGAGTCAAGAATGAAGGCTATGGATTCCTAACCGTAGCCTTACCCGCCCTTGACGAGGCTCTCTTACGAGGCCTTGCTGAGGAACGGTTCACCTGCCCGCTCGGATTTAAGAAGATCCGAGGGGGAGCAATCCCTGAATTTTTTCAAGGTATGCTCGGTGAGATCTTTGACCCTTATACTGGTACTCTTAAAGAAGGTTCAGAACGAACCTACCTCAGGGACGTTCACACGTTTCTGAGACTCTTTAAGAAAACTCAACTATCGTCAGACGGAGAAGCTTTGCTTCACCGTAAGGCGGTGGACGAGTTTTACCAGTGTGATGAGACTGCCTCTTCGGTTGTTATCCCGGATCGGCAGGACCATCTCATTGGCCTTGTCGGTAGAACTATCCTATTATCCCTTCATAGAAAGGACAAAGAAGATGAACGTTACTATCGACATGGACCAGGAGCTGTCCAAGAGAACTGTAGCGCAAACCAGAAATGGTCAGCACTACATCTTCAGCTTGAAAAGGCTGAAACGCCTGACTGGTTTGGAACAACTAACTTCTTTAAGGTTGAGTCACATGACGAGTGGAGACATTTCGTCATGGGGCACAACCACCAGCGAGTTAAGAGATCTAGAGTACATGCTTCACGGCATGCACCTAAAACTCCTCAAACTTGGCGAAGTTATGTTGACCTTTCAGTCGAGCGATCTCAAGGAACGACGGATCCACTTAGTCCCAAATCGAGGAGAGTTTGTCAATCTCTACCTCGAGATGACTTCCACGGAAGCGTACCTGTGCTTCACAGTACAGAACGATTCCGCGGGAGTTCTAGAGATAGAACTCAGGGACCCGTCAGGCCACGAGGCGCATCAGCTAAGCTTATTTCCGTCCTGAAAAATACAACTTCCAGGCGGACGATTACGATTGAACCTTTTCTGCGGCAGTACTTGCAGCAGGGGCTCAATACCATGCTTCGGGAATCAATTACCGAATGCAAAGTGCTTCGTAATTGCTTAGCTCTTACCGACCAAAGCAAGAACCAAATACTTGCTTTGGAAGGCTCCCGTACCAAGAATTGGGCAACCATCGACTTAAAGTCGGCGTCAGACTTGCTCAGCGTTACGCTGGTCAGGTCTGTATTCCGACACCATTCCGATTTCCTCGGAATGATGATGGATGCCCGTTCTCCCTTCGTTTACACTGCTGAGTCGGAAGACTCAGCCGTATCCTTAGGGAAATTCGCTGGTATGGGTAACGCTACTACCTTTCCAGTCCAGAGTATTTGCTTTGCCGTAATTGGCATCGCTGCTATTCTGGACACGTGGGGGTTGAAACCCACGATGGATCGTGTAGTGCGCGCGTCTCGCCTAGTTCGCGTGTACGGTGACGATATTATCGTGCACAAGGACTACGCTCACCAGGTAGTTGGGTGGCTTCAAGACGTTGGCCTTCGGGTTAACGTCAAGAAGAGCTTTCTGGAAGGAAACTTCCGAGAGAGCTGCGGTGTCGAAGCGTACAAAGGAGTAGTTATTACCCCCTTGTATATTAGACACTGGCCACATAACATCGGCGAAAGTCCAAGCGTTTGTGCTCATTTAGTAAGCTTCTGTAACCAGTCATGGTTACAGGGGCTTTATTCGATGAGCAACTACCTCAGAGGGTTAATAGAGGAGCATTTAGGAACAGCTCTTCCATTAGTATCTTCTGAAAGTGGTTCGCTTGGGTGGTTTTCTCGATCCGAAGCTGTGGAACCACATAAGTGGTGCCGCAACACGCATCAGTTCTTGACTAGAACTTTTGCCCTCAAACCACTTAAAGTGTGGGATGAGCTAGATGGAGAAGCCGCTTTGCTCAAGTGTTTATCCATCGCCAAAAGAGGCGAGGATTTACAACTGGCCCATCTCGATCCCATTGGGATCGACAAGGACCACTTGAGCAAAACCGTCAGACGGTTTCATAACCGCCTGATCCGCCGTTGGGTGCCTTCGCTAACAAGCGAAGGTTTAAA